TTGGTTTAGGAGAAGGCTCGGCGCTACCCGTTGGTGTGCCTGTTCCGTGGCCCACCGCCACACCGCCAGCAGGCTGGTTAAAGTGCGACGGGCGCGCCTTTACAAAAGAACAATATCCTGTTCTGGCCAGAGCCTACCCGACCCTCCGTCTTCCCGATTTACGCGGTGAGTTTATCCGTGGATGGGATGACGGGCGCAAAGTTGATACAGGACGTAAGTTGCTGTCCGCACAAGGGGCAACGCTGTTAAGAACAGCAATGCTGGATTATTATAACCAGGACACTACGGGAACCTCGGGGATAGTCGGCATGGGATTCAACAATGAAGATTCCATTACAGACCTTCGTGAGGGCAGCTTTAAAATGCCGGACGGGACAACATTCAGCGATCCTGTCATAGCAATGTCAGACAATGGTATGCAGGCTACTATTCTGACCTCTATCAGAAGCGGGTATGCGAAGGGTATCACTGTCAGACCCCGTAGCATTGCACTTAATTACATTGTGAGGGCAGTTTAATGAGTAACACTGCAGTTCTGGATGAAAACGGTATCGCCACTGTAGCGGGCGATATCACTGTATATCACTATGACGAGGAAACCCGGGAATACACCTCATCCTCTGTGGAGTATCTCGCCCTTGGGGTGGGTACTCCGGCACATTCGTGCGCCGATGCACCGCCGGAGGCAATTTCGGGTTACGTGGTTTGCCGGACTGCCACGCTGAACGGGTGGGAGCATGTGCCTGATCACCGCGGCGAGACGGTATACAGCACGGAGAACGGTAACCCCGTTCTGATTACCCAACCGGGTGATTACCCGGCGGACACCACCACAAAACAGCCAGCCACGCCATGGGATACCTGGAACGGTGAGGCGTGGGTAACCGATACTGAACGGCAGCGAACCGCAGAACTGGAGGTTGCCAGACAGCAACGCCAGCAACGGGTGAAACAGGCGATGGCGTCCGTCGATCTTATCAACCTCAAACTGCGTGCTGGTCGCAGTCTGACACCAGAAGAAACGGCAAAACTGAACGCCGTGCTGGATTATATCGACGAGCTGAACGCACTGGATATCAGCACGGCACCTGAAATCAGCTGGCCGGAAGCACCACTGGCACTTGCCAGTTGAACGGTATCACGCCGCCCTCACGATATAGTTAAATGCGATATTGCGGGGGCGAGCTGATACATAAGCCCACCAGTCATATCTTTGTGCACCTTTAGAGGATGCATCAAATATCCACTTTTTGCCATTTAAGACCCCCAGTTGATTAGAGGTTAAAGCGTCACCAAATCCGTATTGTGTAGAGCCGAGCGAACTGATATCTCCGTTATCATTATCATCAAAACCGGATACGATAGTCCCTTCCTGAAATGAAAGTAGCGCACGCCCGGTATCAACCTTGCGACCACCGTCCCATCCACGGATAAACTCACCGCGCAAATCGGGAAGACGGAGGGTCGGGTAGACTCTGGCCAGAACAGGATATTGTTCTTTGGTGAACGTAGCTCCGTTGCACTGTAACCAGCCTGCTGGCGGTGTGGCGGTGGGCCATGGAACCGGTACACCAACAGGCAATGCAGAGCCTTCCCCCAAACCAAGGTAATTGAGGACATCTTTTATACTGCCCTTAGCGATAATAGCGCGACCAATAGCTGTAAGGGTTGCCAGCGCTGCGCGGTCTGCTCCGGTAAAATAAGGCAACCGATCTGCTGCAGTGGCAAGTCCTGCCAGAGCAGTGAGCGTGGCATCTGCCGGTTGTTTTCCGTTTGCCAGATCGTATGCAGCCTTGACCGCTTTCGGTGTGGCGGCCAGTATTTCAGACGTGCTGTTGATGGCACTGCTCAGTTGTACGGTGCCTTTTGCCGTCAGCGAGGCAGCAGGCACTCCCGTTATCTGACTCCACGGGTGAGTGTGGCTGACGGGCGCCTTGCCGGCTGCAAGGTCGTATGCAGCCTTGACGGCTTTTGGTGTGGCGGCCAGCGTTTCAGAGGTGCTGTTGGTGGCGCTGCTCAGTTGTACGATCCCTTTACGGGTCGTTGTTGCATCCTGGGCTGTGTATTTTCCCCGGGCCAGATCATACGCGATTTTCACAGCCTTCGGCGTGGCAGCCTCAGTTTCTGATTGACTGTCCGTGGCACTGCTAAGTTGAACAAAGCCTTTTGCGGTCAGCGAGGCGTCCGGGTGACGTCGTGACTGCTCGTGCTCTGATATTTTATCATCCACATATTTGCGGGTTGCCAGAACCACAGACGGGTCGATTTTCAGCGTGATGGCTTCGGTGTTCGTGACAACCAGAATCATGCGGATAGTCTGGGTGCGTCCACTGCCTTCCTGCAACTGCGGTTTGTACGTTTCCGGGCAGTTTGCCACCGCAATGAGTACACCTTTATCATCATAAAGACCAATCTCACGGATCCAGAATCCACCCTCGCTTTCAGGGATGATTTGCTCCGCAATAATCTGGCTCTGATTGTTAGGGTCAACACTCAGAAGATTCAGCGGTGCAATGCGTTTCTGGTTAATCAGTTTTGTTTGTGCAGGGTCTGGTGTTGGTAACACACCATTTGCATCACCAACGGCCATTCGCGTCAGATTCAGCTTACTGCCGAGCATCGTCGCGTTAGCCAGTCGTGCCGCGCCCTGATTAGTCAGAATGGCGTAGTATTTCACTGTCATGCGTTTACTCTCAGATTATCAATTAAATGAATGGCCGGGGCAGGGAAATAATCCCCTTCGACAATAATGGACTCCGGGGTGTAGGGATAAACCGTCAGGGCATCGCCGTGATAGCATCCCGTACCAACGAAAATCTTTCCGTTCACACTCAGGCTGATCGCCAGCCCCGTCAGATGGCGACTTACTGGTTTTGCATCCGCAATAAGGCGCTCAAGTTCCTGATACATTTCATCGGTGATGCCCTGATCAAGTACTCCGACAACAATGCGAAATGTTCCCGGCTCCTCGTTGAGTTGCCACCACTCCTTTACTTCAATCAGGTAGCCGAGAGGCTCCACGGCTCTTCGCAGTGCGCTGATGGTCCCTTTGTGTCGGTGTATCAGCCATGCATCACGAATCACCTGTCGCTTTGTCTCTTCCGGCCAGTTGCGATCCCAGCGGTCAACGGAAAACGCCCAGGCGAGATAAGGCAGCAGATGCACCGGGCAGGTGTCCGGCGACCACAGCGTGTTGAGGTCTACCGGAATGTCTGTAATGCGTGTTCCGACGGCTTCGGCACAACGCATGAAATTGCTGGCTGATGGTGGTAACAACGAATTACTCATTGCGTCCACCTTCGCTGATGGTGAATGACTCACAGCGCGCCGCCTGTATGTCGCTGATGGCCATATTCTGTGTGGGTTCGATTATCTCCACGCGTTGCACACCGTGCACATGCAGTGCGGCAGCAATGGCGGACAACGCCACGTCCTGACCGATAAGCCCCTGCTCAGCCAGCCACTTCCTGAACGACGATTCAGCCGCGGCCAGAATAGGTTCGGATTCCGGGCCGGGGTAAAAGTACAGTTTTGCATTCAGCCGCCATGTCACGATTCTGGCGCTCTGTACGGTCAGGCGGTCGGCCACCGGGCGGGTATCCTCTGCATTCAGAACGGCGCGAACGGTATTAAGCAACGCCTCCGTTGCTGTGCCGTCGCCTTCAGTGGACAGGATGGAAACCGTCACGTTGGCCGGAGACGGGCTGATGGCTCGCGCGTCGCGTACCAGACCGCTGGCGCTGCGTGCAAAATACTCGTATGCGCCTGACGGGCCAGCAACACTCAGACCGTCATACGCCCGTTGCGCCCGCAGTCTCAGCGATGTGTCGCTTTCCATCACCGCGTCGGTGGTATCCGTTGCCGGAGTGATAACCAGGCGCTTTGTGTTCATATTGCCCGCGAGGTTGTCCAGGTCTGTCCCGGCGCTGTGGCTTAACATGCAGGCGCGTGCACCCTCATTGACCCGCTGGCGTAACAGCATTTCACGAAACGCTGTTGTCTGGGCGATAACGTTCAGGGGTTCCGATTCCAGCTCCAGCGCGGCGGAGACGGCTTCACGCTGTTCGGCAGGATAGGACGCAATCATCATGGCCTTTGTGTCAGCCAGAATTGCCTCAAAATCAGGCTTCGCGATGATGGCGGGTTCCGGTAACTGGGAAAGGTCAACAGCAGGCATGATTTACTCCCTCAGCGTGATGGTTAACTCAACATTCTGCATGGTCTGCATGACAGTGCCCGACAGCGTCACCCCGGCGCGGCCTCCCGCTTTCCAGACAACGTCGATGGCGTCCAGGGCAATGCGGGGTTCCCATCGTGTCAGCGCAATCACGGCAGCACTCATGCATTGCAGACGCGTGGTGTTATTCATGGGTTCGTCAATCAAATCAGGTACAAGGCTGCCATATTCCCGTCGCATAACCCGGCTGGTCAGCGGGGTGGTCAGGATGTCCCTGGCTGACTGTTTCAGGTGCTCCATATCATTCAGGTTTCCCGTCCCGTCCGGATTCATTCCTGTGTAGCGGGTTGTCACTGCGGGCCTCCTGTCGAATCGCTGCCGCCTTTCACGCCACCGTGTTTATGCGTATGCACTGTGATGCCGTTTGAGGTGAAGTTGCCGCCGCTGTGCGTGATATTGCCGCTCATCTTTCCCCCTTTTGTGACGTCAAGCGTCGCTGTTCTCAGAAGGTTTGTGCATTCCACGACGGGCGTATCCAGTGTCACGCTGACGGATGCCTGCAGGGTGGCTGTTTTCATGCCGCTGGCGCTCAGTGCGCCAGCGTCTGCGTCGTAGCGGAACACCGCGCCATCCGGCGCGCTGACCACGATTTCTTTCAGGCTTTTGCCGGGGGCCGGACTGGCATCACTCCACAGGCTGCCAATTATCATGGCGGTTTCCGGGTTGCCGCCAATGCAGGCAATTACCACCTGTTCGCCTGGTGATGGCGGCAGCCACACATTGAAGGCTCCCGCGCGCGTGGTGTTCCAGCGCAACCAGCCTGTTTCCAGTTCGCCGCTGCGAACGCGCACGCGCCAGGACTTCTCATCAACTTCAGAGATGATCCCGGTGCGGATGATGTTGCTCAGCAGTCGCATGAGTTCTGCGCTCACCGTACAGCCTCCGCAATCCGGCCCAGCACCGTGTTATAAATCAGGCGCTCATCTGCCTGGCTGATACCCAACAGCTCACGTACCGGGTAATCGGTGAAAATGCCCGGCGCAACCTGATCGCGCTCACCGAACTGATGAACGCGTGCAATACGTGCGGCCACGCCGCTGTAACCCACCGTCACACCGGAGGCATCTGCACGGGCTTTCAGGTAGCGGGCGGTGCGCAGTTTTACGAACATGGGGACGCGCTTTGTGCTGTCCTGGTTGATGCGCCGGGTGCGTATTTCCAGAAAACGGTCGATGTCATCCCGGTAAAACGTGCGGATATTGTTTTTATCCTCATCCCACCCGGTAATGGTTCGCCCGTATTTCCCCGTGTCGTGATGCCAGTTTTTCAGCGTGCGTGCTTCGTTATTCCAGATAAAGCGAATGCGCTCCTGTATCCGGGTTACGCGGCGTCTGCGTGGTGTCCATTCGGTCCCGTCCGGCGCTTTTTGTGACCGGATACGCGCCTGCTGGGCGCGACGTAAATCCTGTGCCAGCTTTCTGGCGATGTTATTGATGGCCTGCTGATTCAGGCTGTCGCGGATAGCCTCAAAGGTTTCATCCACGCTGGTGAATGCCTTATCCATCGCTTTCACCCCACGTCACATCCTGGAATACATGCGACCAGTCGCCTTCGGAAGATGGCAGGCGGGGTTTTGGCTCCGACAGGTGTTCTGCCTGCGGTGTGCCCTGACTGCTGCGCGTGATGCGAACGCGTTCCCGCAGGGGGAGCGTAAACAGGAGATCGGCGCTGTCATCGTCATTGATAACGGCGGAGAATTTGATGTCCTGATTACGCTCAGGGTTGAGCAACAACTGTGGCTGATTTTCGGATAACCACGCCAGCAGCGGCAGCGTGAGGTCGTCCAGCTCCCCGGCGTAATCCATGACAAACATCACCATCTGATAGCGGTAAACAAACGATGGGGTTTCTCCGGTCGTTTCAATGTTGCCGCTCTCCACGAAAATGGTGAATTTCTCGGGATTAGCCTGGCACCACCGACATCCATGAAGCATGGACTCTCGCAGACTGTTTGTCTTAAGCATCTGTTTTGCTCTCCTGCTCTTCCTTATACTGCGGGATTATTGATTTCCAGCACCAGGCTGCCGATATCGACGCCGTACGCGGCATTTTTAGTGATATCAGTTAACGTCAGCGCATTCAGCCCCAGTGTCAGACTGTCTTTTATGACCTGGAATG